ATCCTTCTTCCTTATTTAATGTGGTTGCTGCGACTGTTTTAGCAGCAGTACCGTCCTCGCTACCCATGGGGGTAGAAGTTTCTTCTTCGGCTTGCCAGCCGTTACAGTAACCATCGCTGGCCACATATGCTTCCCACTTTGCGCAGAAAGCTTTCTCCCCTTGCATACGCGACTCGTTAAAGAATGTGCAGTTGCCGCAAGCGCGGCCCGCGGGCACATCCTCTGAGCTGGCGGCACGGAAGTTGCTTGGCAACGCTTCAGTAATGTCAGAAATTTTTGTTAAAGTAGAAAATTTGTGTCCAACAACAGTGTCGGTACGTTTCCCGTCACGATACAAACGGATAAGGGCGGCAGGGTTTTCTGCCGTAGCGTCAATAGTGAAACTACTGTCAGGAACTTTTATATTCCCGCTACGAATAATACGTTCAATGCTGCCACGGGCTCGACCGCCACTATTGTTCCATGAAACAAAGTCGCCTGTTTTTAAATCTTCAGGCGCGGCTTCGGAAACCACTGCCCGTGCAGCCTCATACAGTTTGTCGGAAAGTTTCGATCCGGGCCTGCCGGGGTAAGCCACCAGGTCAACAGAGTTTTGCATGTGGGGGACAAGGTTCTCCACAACAAGTTCGTCCGTCTTGTCATCATAAACACCTTCACCCATGGCGTAAATAGACAACCCGGTGTGTGGCGCGACCGACTCAACAAACTCTTTCCAGTGAGGCATCACCGTAAGTTCGGCAACAAGTCCCACCCCAGCCTCATAGTAGGCGTCCTCAGCCAAAACACCCATAAGGTTTTTGGGTGAGCGAACATCGTCTTCATCCCTGGGGTGGTCCACATAAGAATGGGTCCCCTTGGGGAAAGCTTGCGGTCCATACTCTTTTAGCATAGACTCCGTGTACGTTCCCGAGGAGCCCTTGCCTGGCGTGATAAGAATGGCGCGCCAATTATTGCCTACCTTGGTGGGCGCGGTTGCTTGTTCCTGAAAGAGTGTAGACATCCAGTCAATAATACCACGGCGCTACCTCGGGTTGTTATCCAGGTCCCTCATGTTATTGTCACCATCGGAAATGTCGTCAACACCAGCACCCGAGTTACCTTGACTGCTCGCAATATTGTTTGGGTTGCCCGCACCCACCGTCGTCCCCGTGTTAGCGAAACTTCCAGAGTTGTTAGGAACAAGCGCACCAGCAGGCACAGGGCCTGGCGCTTCAATACCTAGTTGCTCGGCGATAGCTTCCTGCATAATTTCTGCATCAAACAGACCAGACATCCATGCCTGAGATAGCGACTGCACTGTCCGGTAGGCAGGATCAACAATAATGTTGTTGAACGTGACACTAGGGTCAGGCACGCCCATCAACTTCAGTACACGAACAAAGAAGTCCTCCCACGCACCCTGCCTCGAATAGGCGGCACTCAAAGTTGACTGGTCGATAACTTGCGAACCAGCACCACCCTGGTCACCCTCGCCGGCGAGAAGCGCCCCCACGGGAACTTCCATCGCGGTAGCAGCCATAGCGGCCAACGGTTGCCCTGTGTTCAAATCGACAGAGTTGTTTCTTGGCATGGCGCTCATTTCAACATCCGCACCCGTCACCGCCGTAGCAGCAACCTCACGATTGTTGATAAGTTTCGAGCTAATGTTAGCCCCACCCTTAGCGCTCTTCGTTTTGACCTGCCAGGCGATACCCGACAAAGCCTTCAACATTTTCGAGCCATCCTTCAGATACTCAGAGTAGGCCCACGTCCACGGTAAAGCGGGCAAAGAGTCGGGCAGGCCCCAAAGACCACCACTCTCATCATTAACTTTGCTATCAATCATCACAAAGTTGCGGTCAACCGCAATGTTATTGATACGCGCAACAGGGTTCGTCACATAATCCAGGGGATACCAAACCTTCACCGTCTCCGCAAGATACGTGCTGTAAGGATTCGTGACCGGCTGGCGTTGCTCATACTCCCGCAAATAGTAACGCACAATCTCCGGGTCGTCAGGGTCCGTAGCCCAACCAATAATCTCATCAAGAGGCACACGACTAAACCTATTAGTCCGCTTATCGTAGCGAACAAAAAAGTTTCCGTCCGTAAAGTGCGCCTTCTCATTCTTCTTGCAAGCACCATCGCTAAACAAAACTTTTTGGTTGATAGGGTCATCAATAATTTTCTGAAAACGTGTAGCCAAAGGGCTACCCTTTTGCGACATTTTAAAACCACGACCGAAAACATACCCTGCACGAAGCGCATGTCCCCGCTTGAGGATAGGGTTAGATGCAGTCTGCCTGCGAGCCTGCCTCGACACAACTTTTACATCGGCAAGCACCATGCCGCTGTTCTCGAACTGGTTTAACGGTGCCCAACCCTTATCGTCGAAGTCTAAAGTGGCACGAGCAAGCGCCGAATAAGACTCGGAAAGGATATCGTTGTCCTGAGAAAGCTCACGAATCTCTTTCAAAAGCTTCTCAGAACCATCAGAAGTGGATGTAAATCTATCAAAAATGCCCATAAAGTTATATTACCAGTAATCGGCAGCATAGAACGAATGCTCCGGCATCACATCCTGCACCTGCACAACGTCCCCCGGACGAGGACCATCCATGTCATGGGAGATAGTAGACAGGATTGCCGCATCCAAACTGTCAGGCGACGTAACACCCGACTTGCGCATATCATCTTTACTAGTCATCGTGATAGAACCGCGTGTAGAAAACTTGTAGCTTTGACTAATCATCTCCTCACGCAAAGGACGGTCCTCGTAGTCTAAGTCCAAGCTCCCGTTTGCAAGGAGTTCTCGGAACGTGTCGTAATGCCATGCCCTCGCGTTCGTCCACCGTGCCGAATCCGGTGAACCATGTGATCCATTAATAGCGCCAACACTATAAACGGCGTCAATAAAATCATCCAACCTAAGAAGAGCGTCAACAACACCACCCCCAACACCGTTAACGTCAACATTGATAACACTTGCCATAAGCCTTTGACCATGAGCGTGCGTTCTCCTTGCCGTTTCGATAAGGTCCAGCTTAGACCACTTGTCAACCAAACGTACAACACCACCCTTGTTGATGTACAAAACGTTCTCGTCCGAACCAAACCGGGCAACATCCAAACCTAACGTAGGCCGTACAGCATCATCATCCTCAAACACTGTATCGAAACCCTTATCGATAACAGACTGCGGAAAAAACGTGTTATCAGCCTCATCCGGAAACTCCCCCAACACTTTAGATTTATACCGTGCCGAATCCTCACCCCAAGCACGCTTCTTATGTTCAACCCACTCCACACTCGTAAGCCCATCCAGGAAAGCTTGCTGTTTCTCCGGCTCCTCATACACATGCTCACCCGTAAACGTAGGCAAATCGTATGCACTAATCGTATGCAACTTCCAATCCTGCGAAATGTTAGGGTCCGTAAAAATACGGTGAAACTCTGTACCCCGCCTATCAGGGTTACCAATAGCAAAAATTTTTGAACCCGCACCTGTAGCAACAGCCTCAGCAGCCGTAAACATTTCCGTCGGCAAACCGCCAGCCTCATCCAAAAAAACGTACGTATTCTTTTTACGTGTCCCCTGAAAACTCGAAACAATATCCTGATCACTAGGACGCTTACCAAACGCCAAAAACTCTGCCCCATTCGGACCATCAAGCTTCCACGCCAACGTCTCCGTAATCCGCCCCGGAATAGACAACCCCCGAACATCCGCCAAACCCTTATTCACCTTCAAATACGCAAAAACAACTTTCTCAATCTGCGACAACGTAGGAGCCGAAACAATACACAACGTCTCCTCCGGCACACCCACCGCAATAACCCACGTAATCAGATCGCCCACCCCCGCAGACTTCCCACAACCATTAGCAGACTTCACAGCCGTCCTCGAATGGTCCGTAAAAGACTGCACAAACTCTGCCTGCTTAGAATACCAACGCTTACCCAACACATCAGAAACCCATGCTTGCGGGTCCGACTGATACAACCGCAACTTAGACTTCGCACGCATCTCAGCAATAGCCCCATCAACAACACTATTCAAATATGTTTGCACTCAACACACTCCCCGCCCTCTTCAAACCCTGCTCCACCAAATCGTCAACCTCACCATCAGAAGGAACACCATCAAACGCTTTAAACCCGGCAACAATATGTTGCAACGCCGCATCAAACGCTTGCGCAAAAACTTTCGCATGAGCGGCAGTAATCCGCGTAATATCCTCATCCACAAGTTTACGTCGAGCATCCAAACGCTCCGACACCAACTTCAAAGAACGAAGAACCACATTAGCAACCCCCGCAAAATCCCTCGGATCCTCAATGCCGTTCATAAACTCGTTAGCTTTATCCTTCAAAGCATGAGCCTCCTCAATCAGGAGCAACTCGTTTTGAAGATCACTAAGCCAATCCTTCGACGAAAGCAAAAACGTTATACGTTCCGCCACATACCCCGGCTCCAAACCGGTAAGCTCCGCAATCTCCACCGGCGACTTCCTGGCAAGACCAAGCAACTTCCTATCAATATTACTTTTCTCCAACTCCATGCAAAGAGTTTACCATCGTGCTACGTTGACGGCACGAAAACAAAGGCCGGGTAGCTCAGCTGGTTAGAGCAGCGGACTCATAACCCGTCGGTCGCAGGTTCAAGTCCTGCCCCGGCCACTGATAAGCTTTACTTATCATGATTGCCCCTTCGCTTAACGGCTGGGGGCAATTTTCTTTTAGTGGACAATAACCTCCACTACATTGAACCGTCTGCAATTTGTATGCGTTTTTTCGTTCGGGTAAGTGGCAACTATTCGGTATTCCCGAACAGTTCGAATCTGTGCCGGAAACGTGACACATAACATTACCTGCACCCAAAACTAGGCAACACCGCACCCAAAGCGGTACACATACGGCACAACTGTACCCAACTAGGCACACCCAAAATATCGTTTAGATACAATAAAGTAAATCTTGTAGTGCTTTAAACACACTTTATTGCTTTCACTTATAAGTTCGAGCACTAACTATAAGTTTTTCTACTTTTACTTATAAGTAAAAGTAGCCCCACAATGAAAGTAAATACTTGGAAAGTGTCCCCTGCGTACACAAACCAAGTAACGTCAAGCCCTACTAACACTAACCCCCAAACCGTTACTAACGTCAACCACTATTCACACTAACCCTCGTAATGACACGTTAGGCGCAATTTTGTCACCAACGATCACACTAATGCTCCATACGTAAAACTTGAAAAATAAAAAAAAGAACGTGCGAGTGTTCCCCCCCGCTAAATTCGAACAAACGTTCGACTCGAATTGTTTCGTTACCAAATCGTTACCCAAAGTGGTCCTGTGGCGCCCCGCCCCGTGCCATAGGATTAGGGCATAGCCGAACCGGATTGGCCGGTGGGCAGAATGGATAGGGAACATGATGGAATTCGCTTATATCGACCCAGACACAATGGCCCTGGCTCGCCTGGTGGCAAGTGCTGAGGGTATCAGCTTGGCTCAAGCGCTCGCTGAGGAATTGGAATTAGCAGAATGGGTGAGCGCCTGATGTATGAGTGCACAGAGTGCCCAGCTTTTACGCTGAACGCCCCACGCGGTAACGGGCCGATTCTTTGCCCGGATTGTTACTGGGACAGCATGGGGGAAGTCGAAGAGTATTACGAACTAATCCCAAGTACGACTAACCAGAACGGAGGCTAGTACAATGCCTGAAACCGAAGTTACCTATGACAGTGGCCCCTACTACGTGCATACCGCGGATGACAGCATGAGCGCGGTTGTCTGGAATAGCTACAGCTTGATGGTAGTAGCGCGTTACCGTGGAGAGACTTCCACTGACGATGCTATCCGCTGGGTTGATGACAACTACAACCCCCACCTCTAACTAAAACTAATCGGGTGCCTGGCGGGGCACCCACAACCTATAGGAGATACAGAATGGGGGAGAGCTCATGAAGGGTATGCGCCCCACCCGCAGGGGTGAGAATCTTATCGCGGTGGGTGTGTTCGTGTTGTTGATTCTCGCGTGGCTTAGTGATGAGGGGGTGCTGTGGTGAGTCAGTACCAGGAGGGGCCGTGTTTAGTTTG